TTATAGAACAGTGTCGCCGGAAGATTCCTCGACCACTTCCACAAAACCACCGGACACCAGGTCGGCAAGGTCAAACGACATGCCCATACCGCTGTCACGGATGCACAAATAAAGCACATCCTTGTCCGTGTAATACTTGCCGTTAAATAACTCCATTCCCTGCTTCCAGGCTATCGGGTCCTCCTTTGTGCCGGAGGCTTCAATCTGGACAACCTTGTAGAGGGATTCTGTGCCTATACCCGGTACCCACTGTTCGGCAAATTCATGCTCTTGAATTACCTCATATAAAGTGTCTTTGTAGGAGAACATGAATCCGATTGGCTCAGTCTTGCCAATTAATTCATCCCACTTGGGGAAATACTCCTTATGCTTAAGGCTCTCCTCAACCGTCAGACCTGCGGTGTTGATGTTCTCCTTGATAATCTCATGCAGCGTATCCACCTTATCCAGATACTCATCCGACAAGTCGGACGGGTCCAATATCGTTCCGGCATTGAGCATGCGTTCCTTTTCGGCTTCGGATACCTGGCGATATTTGGATGCCTCCGAAGGGTCGCTGATATACGCCGTATTCCCGAACACCCTTTCATCTATTGGCACATCCTCACTCTGTGTAAGGTAGTGCCCTCCGTCTGCCTGCAAAATCATTGTTGTTCCTCCTTTCTTGTTGTTATATCCTATATTTTTCCATAATACTTAATGAACTCAAACGGCTTTCTCACATCGAGATAGCCGTCTATGTCCTCATTGGCATAAGCCTCCATCTCGAATGCGGAATTATCATAAGCCTTATTTCCGACGTTTACCCAACACCGGTTACGGCATAAGTGATACACGTAGGAAATCACATACTCCAACCCGTACTGAAGGTAGAACCACAACGGGCATAGCAGATACGCCCATAAGTTGAACCCGGCAAACAGCATGATTACCGTCAGCAGGACTACCGAAGCAATCAAGCATTCTTCCCACTGCCTTACATGAATCGCCTCATGGTTAAGCGTACTCTGCTTCATCTCCTCCTTGCTTTTCTTGGTGAAGACGAAGCATCCCAATGTAATGGTGCTGTAACCCTGCCACAGCAGCCATTTCGCTAACTTGCTTTCATAAAATACTTTCATATACTCTTTCATTTTTTAAATACACACCAATAGGTAATGTCTCCATCGGCATATCTAAACCCGATTAATTCATGATATCCGTAAGCATCTACTATATCATAACTTGACACAGAATCAATTATAGAGCCATTAGGCGCAATCTTCACATTGGCAGATGTAGTCGTTAAAGTTACGGAAAGGGGAACCCTTGTCGCAATTGGGAACAACATCTTCATTTCCTGGCAAGTGCCAGCTTCCAATTCCGGAAGAGGCCCTAAATTCTTTGGATAAAGGATTATAGAACCATTAGGTGATTCATTGTCTGAATTTGTACACACCTTCAAGTTCATTTTCCTTGCGGTAATGCTTCCTTCGACTTCTGCTTCTGTACTGACAAACTTACCGCTCTCAGTCACTCGGAACGGGGCGTCTTCAGGCTCGTGCGCTCCAGCCCATATACGCACCTTGCTGCCTTTTTCCGAACCGGACAGACCTGCTGTCACAGTCTTCCCGTCACTCTTCTTAATGAGTAGCTGGTTTCCCTGCATGAAGTCAATACTGGCGTTCTTCGCGATGATGAGCGACGTGAATATGGGTCCCACGTTGCTCAACTTCTCCCAATAGGTCGTGTTCCCCGGCTTGTTGCTTTCAGAGCTTGTGTGCGTGGTCTTGCATCTGTAGACATCCCATCCGTCAATAGTAGCCAGATTCTTTATCATGGCAATGTCAAGGTAACGGGTGCCGCTCGTCAGGGCTTCGTCGTTGCGGTAAGTCACGCCCACAGCCCATTCGGAATGCCTTATGATGCACCCCTGTATACCCTGCTTACCATCAGCTCCAGGTTTCCCGTCAACTCCAGGCTTGCCATCAGCTCCGGGTTTTCCATCTTCTCCCTTTGAAGCCAGCAGGTCATACTCCGCGGAATTCATCTCACCGGAAAGTATGTACCCGTATGTCTTGCCACCGTCCTGCGTCTGCTTGATTCGCTGACCGGAACTTGTTGTAACAGTCCACAGTGGAGGATTGGTCGTCTCCTTCTTGGCTATATATGAAGAGCCGCCCATGGTAACTACACCCTGCTTCGGCACGATAAGCCCGGTATGCCATCGGCCCATAGCGGTTATGCTATCACCCTTATCGCCTTTGATTTTAATTGGCGTGCCCCATGTCCCATCACTTGCGGATGAAGCAACCTTCTGCGACATCCATATAGCTCCACTTGTAGCATTCGTATGCCAGCCTCCGGTAGTACCGTTTCCCGTAGGTACAGAAGGCTGGGAAGTGCTGTCATTGTAAGTTATGAACACGCTCAATCCGTTCGAGCCGGCTGCACCGTCAGCACCGTCCGAGCCGTCAACGACCATCAACGACCATGCTGTCCCGTTCCATATGTATACACGACCGTTATTGGTGTCCCTATATGCCCAGTTGATTTGAGGATTGGAAGGTGGAGACTGCAGGTCGCCTTTCCATACGATGCTCAGTCCGTCCTTTCCGTTCTTTCCGTCAATTCCGTCAATGGTCATTTGATACCACTGGCCGTCTTGATATACATACGACTTCTTGTCGGTCGTATTCTTGTACGCCCAACCGTTCTGAGGAGAGGAAGGGGCAGACGAGAAATCACCTTTCCATACAATACTCGTACCAGCCACACCTTCTGCGCCATCAATGCCATCAAATCCATATTTAGCCCAGAGAGCAGGTGTGCTGAAATTACTCCATATGCCGTTTCTCTTCTTCCTCTCGCTTATCCATTCAAAAGGCAGGGATTCGGAAACGCCAATAGGATCATCATGCCAGCCGGAAGGGATATAATCATCCGTCTGTGAGGTCGCTGGGGTGGAGGGGCGGTTTTCCTCCGTGGTATGGATAAACACTCTTTCGTAATCGGTACCGTCGCTTCCGTCCTTTCCGCTCTGGACAAGCAGGTCGTATTCCTCCGTGTTGGATTCACCGGACAGGATATAGCCGTATGTCCTTCCTCCGTCCTGCGTTTGGGTAATGCGTCTGCCGTCATTGGTTGTTGTAGTCCACAACGGGGGGTTCGTAGTCTCTTTCTTCGCACAGAAGGAACTTCCTCCCATCGTGACGATTCCCAGTTTCGGCACGATAAGCCCCGTATGCCATCTGCCGAGCGAAGACACGCTCTGCCCGTCTTCCCCCTTAAATTTTGACCATGTATAGTCGGAGGGATTATTACTTTCTGTAGCAGTCTCCTTGTTGACGGCGATACCGATGTATTTGGTCGTGTCTTTAGGCTGTTGGTACATGTCCGTTCCGTCCGCATTGTCCGAATATGCAACCCATGTGTAATAGGTTTTTCCGTCGGCACCGGTAGCGCCAGGTATACCGTCTTCTCCCTTTATATCGCTCCATGTATAGTCGGAGGGCTTATTGCTTTCCGTAGCGGTCTCCTTATTGTAGGCGAAACCTATATATGCCTTTCCGGTAGGATTGTTGCTTATACCGCCACCTTGCGCGTCATCGGCATATTTTATCCATGTGTATAGGGTTTTCCCATCAGCTCCGGCAGGCCCGGGAACACCTTGGGGACCTTGGGCACCGTCCTTACCGTCCACCACAAGAGGTATCGTCTCCACGTCCACTACTGTACCGTCCACGTAGAATATGAACTTGATGCTCTTCTGGAAGCTTGATACCGGTACCCCAGCATTGTTTCCGATTGAGACTTCCGCTCCACCGTCAAGGGAGTATTTAAGTTCGCCCGTCCCGGTTTCGGCCGTGCCTCCGGAAACCGAAGACTTCAAACGTGTACACGATACGGATGTTACATTGAGATTACCGTTGGCATCCTTTATCACGGCAGACACGCTCGGGACAAGCCGGTAAAGAACGGCATCGGCACCGCCCTTGACACCTGCCATGGTGAACGTGAGTTGCCCAGTGTAGGCTTTTCCGTTGTAGGTGGCTGTCAACGCGACGGGTATCGGGTTCCTGCCGTCCAGAGCCACGCCCTGCTTAACACTGAAAGTTATCTCTCCGGTGGAAACGTCGTGCGTCTCGGTGACGTTGGCAGGGAGCGTGCAAGTTATTCCGGTGAGGGTCATCTTCTTGGTGCCGTAGCTCATCCATACAACTGTGCTTATCGATGTGTCCTGGTACACCTTGCCGTCATTGGTAAGGGTGACGTTGTCCATCTCGTTGGTGAGGTCTGCGAACACTGCCGATTCTCCCGGGTCGCCCTTGTCGCCTTTGTCACCCTTGGAGGCAATCTTCTGCCAGTCATTGTTCGTGCCCGGCTCGGCTGACGAACCGTCCTTGTTCATGCAGGCCCATGTGCTTCCGTCATGGGTCACGCTGTCGTAGTAGTCATATTTTCTGCCGGATTCCCAAACGCCCTCATAGCTCAAGTCCTTGGCTGGGGTGCCGTTGGGCTTCAGGCGCTCTATCGTGCCGGAGATGTACACATTCTTGCCGTAGAACGAATAACCGGAGAAGTCCATGCCGCCGATGGAAAGACCGTTGAGCTTTCCTACCTGCATCTCGATGTTCGTTTCCGGGTCTATCACCCAATTGTTGACATGGGTAATACGACGGGTGTAGTATCTGTTCTCGTATGTAATGTCCTGGCGATCCTCGTCGGTGAAGTTGCCGTATGCGAAGAAGTTCATGCCCGGCATCGGATGAACGGATGTACCAACCTGAAGCTCATACTCGAACTTCATGTTTCCCGCTTCGTTCTCCAATATTCTCGTCGGGGTGAAATAGGACGTTGCGTATCCGGAATATTCGATGAACCCGTTTGCGCCAATCGTATCCTTTTCGGTGTTACTTCCACCTATGTTATGGAAGATACCCCTGCATATGTCACTCACATGAAGCGTACCGTATTGGCCTTCCAGAAGGTCAAGGGTGGCGATGCGGTTCTCGGTATCCACAGTCTTTATCGTTCCGTAGGCGAACGTATTGGCTTTGTCTCCCGATATAACGTCTATACAGTTGAAGGTAATCTGAGGGACAATAAGCTCCTCACGGAATACAGCCTTGTCCGTCTCGATAACAACCTTGCCGTTCTCGTCCAGATAGATGTAGCCGCCGCTTCCTCCGACAATGCCGGAAACGAAGTTCTTGCTTATCTGAATTCCCTTCTCCGCGGTCAGCTTGTCGCCGACTTCCAGCTTGAAGGGGGTGCGGTCGTGGGTGGTCTTGCTGAGGAATATTTTACTTCCAAATGCACGTATTATAGACTCTACTTGTTGGGTTGTAAGGCCACCTCTGCCTTGTCCGCTAGAAAGTGAATCTATTTGGTTCTGTATTTTTTCAAGCGTACCGACAGTCTTGTCATTACGAAGTATTATCTCATAGCTGGGGATGGAGCTTTTACCCTCGTTAATAGTCAAACTCTGGATTATTACGCTCCCGTTTATGTTTAAGTCCGTATCTTCAAATAGCATTAAATCCCCTTCTTTCAGAGTGTCGTGAATGCTTTTTTCACCCTTTGAAGTAGCCTCTTCGTGCTGTCTTGCCATGAAAATGTCATCCACTTTAGGCTCGTAAGAATAGCGAACAAAATCATTTTTGGCAAGATAGTCCTTAGCAGCAGTCAATAGTCTCTGTGAGGCTGCCTGGATATATACATCCGGCATGTCGATATTGAGAAGGACAAACTCATCTCCCGAGCTGATATTGTATCCTTTGTACGGGAAGTATAGCTTTAAACTTTCATCATAGGAGCGGTTGCATGTCAACACATACTTATTGCCTACTTTTTCGCATTGGGCTATTTCAAATTCCCTTCCTCCGCACATACCGCTTTTCATTGATATGGTAGCAGCCTCGGAAGTCTGATAATCACTTATATTAAAGCCAATATCCTTTAGTGTGATAGTAAAAGTAGGAGTATCTTCATTGTTCGTCCCGTCATCTGTCAGTTGTTCTGCGTCGGCAACTTCGTCAAGATTTCCATTGTCCCCTTCATCAAGCGATATGCTTATGCCTGCCGCTCTTAGTTGGTCAGCGGTAATTCCTTCCATTGAAGGATATATCTCTTCCAAATCTCCAGAACCGTCAAAATAAACACTTCCTTCCCTTATTCCTAATGTGGAGATATTGGGGCTGTCTATATAAGGGTCAAGAGTAGTCTTGGGAAAATCTGGCAGCATAAGATTTTCCACCGCCATGTTGTTCGGCAAGTAGTTTGACGGTGAACTGCCTGACAGTTTGTTGTAATACCGGTTAGGCATGTTCCTTGTGCTTCCGTAAGCACGCAGCCGGGTAATGATGCCTTGGTCTTCTTCTGCCGTTTTCTGGATGCTGTACAGCCCGTTACCCTTCCCATAGCTGAAAAGCTTTCCTATTGCGATTCCGGCAGTTCCAATTGTTATAGTCCGTCCTTTGATGGTGAAGTTAGCTTTGAACTCGCTATTTGCCAATGCCAAAGCGTCCCATACACTGATATTGTCTACCGTAATGTTTTTGTTGCTGACATTGACATATTCCGGATGAACTGTAACAGTCCATTTCTTTTCACCCTTGTATATCCGGTCAAGATTTACTTGTATCCTTTCGGCCAGCGCATTTATACTTTCCGCATAGAAGCTAAAGATCGGCAAAGATGAATAATGGATTAAATTGTCCCCAACCACATAATCAAGAAAGCTGCATCTTACCAGTTCGTCGGACAACGAGTTGAACTGCACATCTTGGTAATTGAAGGATTCCCCGTTTGTTCCCTTACTTGACTTCTTTAATTCAGTCGGAATGTAGTTCAGCTCAAAGCGCTCTTCCCGGTAAATCAGATAATCTCCTATTTGAAATTCTATTGGGGTAGGGGAGGATATGGAAAAAGTGACGGAGCATGCCCCCATGAACTCTCCATTGTATTCCAGTTGATTGAGAATACATCTTTCGGTCTTCCCGTCTTGGCTATATACAATGAAGCTGTCCATTACTGTGCTGTTAGTGTTATTGATGTTCTGGGGTCGGTAACCCGGAATGTGATTTTGAACGTAATGACATCGCCTTCATCTGATTTTCTCACGAACAAATCCGGGTCGATGGACTTGTAATACACACCTTGTCTGCCTATTTTAGTATATGTGTCATACACTTTCAGACAAGTGCCGGTATTCCCTTTTCCGGTCAGATAGTCCAGAAACGCTTCAATCTTGCTGTTTGCCGTGCCCATTTCCCCCTTGTATGCAAATTCCACATCAATGTCGTATGCCTTCAGTTTTATCTCTTCCGGGAAAAATGTGTCTTCTCCGTCTTCGTCTGCCCATTCTCTCGCAGGCAAATCCTTACTCTCTCCATAAGGCATAAACGGGAAGTCCTTGCATACTATGGACCATTCAGTGTAGGTGTCCAATACCGGACTTCCCGATTTATTCTTCTGAAAATAAATACTATACAGCTTTGCCATGCGTTATTTTGAGTTTGTGTCGTGAACAAAAAAAAGAGCCAATTAGCGGATATTTCCGTTAATCAGCTCTTTAGGCTTGTCATTATACAATGCAAATATAATGATTATTTTCTAAATAAAGCTATTTGTGTATATAAAATGTACTTGTATTGTGATAATCATACAGACAAGTCTATTTTTTAAGCAGTTTTTTGTTCAGGACTTTCAAATCAAACGTACTCTCTTTATGTTCCTTATTGAATTTCACAATTCTCATCGCACTTTTTCCCAATAGCTGCATTATTTCTATTTTTTGGCTCTGTAATTCAGATATTGCCTTGAAAAGTCTTTCTCGAACATTGTCTCTATCCATAGTTGTATTTTTTAAGGATGGGCATAGGGTTATGTCGCCTATTGTGGCGGTTAACGGCAATCCTACACCTATAAATTATTGTTTCAATGCAACCGCCACGGAGCAATGGCAAGACAACGTTGTTTACGAAACAAACTTACATAAAAATGTTCGTTATTCAAATATCTGCCTTGATGTAATTTTATTTTTCTATGAATGTATATGGCTGTTCAAGAATTTGTTTACGAAATAGACTTGCCCTTTTCCGGTAACTTTTGATGTTATTGTTGTATGCAATACACCTCCACTCCCAGACCTGACTCCTTTCTTTATTTCAAACAATCCTTGTTCTATGTATTGTTGGTTTGGGATGTTGTACCGTTCTCCATGTTTCCCGAGATAGCCTTTCTCCCGCATCCATGCGAATAATCTTTTTTCTCCTATGGAATAACCATTTTGAGCAATCAGCTTTGCAAGTTCTCCTATTAAGCATGAGCTGTTGGATGCTTGAACGGCATTGGTAAAAGCTATAGCAGGGGATGCTTCGGCTACTTTTTGTTCTGCCTCAATGCGTTTTTGGCGCTCTTCCTTTAAGTTCTGTAATGCTTGTATTGCAAAATCCGGGTCTGCAAGCAGTTTTTCTATAGTCACATCTGTGGCGTATATACCATGTTTGCGGATTGATGGCAGAACTTCTTCGCAGACCCAATCTTGAAATTTTTCTGCGTCGGGAAGATTGCTTCTCATTATCAAACGATACACATCCTTTTCTGGAATATATACCATATTAACTCCACCAATACCGTTGCTGTGTGGGTGAAACACCTTTTTGCCTGATTTACAATGCCTTTGAATAGCATCAGCTGTATCAGAATATCCTAAAGCAATTGCCACGTCCTTTGCACAGAATAGCGGTTCTTCACTTGTTCCTGCAACTCTAATTTCGCCAAAAGATTCATTCTTGAAAATCTGAATATTATTTTTCATAACTTTATGTCTTTATATAAATGAAAAGGGGAGCACCAGCCTAATCGTATAAAGTGGAAGTTTACGAGTTAAACCGATGTCCCCAAATATCTTTATCTGTGCAGAACTTCCACAAACTGCAACTATGATAGCTATCTTATGGCAGCAAAGTTATTAACTGTTTGAATATCAGCCAAATGTTAATAATTTCACTTTTTATTCTATTTTGGGATGAATGAAATAGAGTGAAATAAAATGAAAATCAATGCCAATAAAAAAACTTATTATTTTGTTGTAATTTAGATTCTATCCAAACAACAAGCTAATAATTGTTTATTGCCGTTAATTTCATGGGCTTTGTACCGCAATGTGTTAACCAATGATAAAAAATGTGATACCCATAACTTTATGTTATAATATAACGCTTTGAAATATAGCCTATTGTTGATTGGGCGTTAATCCCATACTTGCCATGTCGAACAACCTCCGTAGACACTTAGCTGAAAGGGAAACCTTTCTTCCCGATATGATATAGTCTTTCCCTTCTGTAAACCACTCTTTTATAAAAGCCTTTGCTTCTTTTTCGTCCTTGAAAAATAGTCGGCTTACCTCATTTAAGGAAGAGGGATATTGTACTCCGGCATTATGCCTGCTTACTATGTTCCGTACATACTCCTTGACCTTTGATATAGGGGTGGAGTAGGTGAGCTTGTTTGTTTTCATTTTGTTTCTTTTTAAATTATAATTTACCTATTGCCCACCCGGCAGCCGTATTGCTGCCGGGGCATCACAACATGAGCGTTGGTCGAAACCTCAACGTGCGTCTATGCTAACATGTGGCAATATGTTCTTATTAAGGCTTCTAAGGTCAAAATCCGACTTAGAAGCGTTCGGATTGCATTTTGATATAGACATAGGGGCAAGAAGCTCCATTATTTCCAGCTTCTCCTGCTGCAAGGCTGATATTGCATTATATAGTCTTTTCCTTAATTCTTCCATATTCTTTAGGGTATAGTTGTGGCTGTCGGGCATTGGAACCGACTGCCGGATGATTAAAATGGTGTGATTAGTATTTCTTCATGCAGCTAACGAATAAGGCTATGATAGATATAAGGAGACCTGCAATGGCAAATATCAAATTCCAATTGATAGGATTGTGCAAGTTGGGGTTAACGGCAAGATAGTGCTTACCCTCTTCGGTGAGTTTGGCATTCCATACATGACCGCCAACTACATAATTAGCTTTCACCAGACCTTTTCTTTCAATGGAACGGATGGAAGCGGTGAATACATGCTGTGGATATGTTGCCGGGCATTTCCCGCCAAACTCCGCAACAATCCGGAATGCTTGTTTCTCTTCCCTTGTTAATTTTATCCGTTCCATAACCTACTCGTTTTCTGCAAATTTACTAAATACTACGCAAAATATGCTATGCATCAGGGTCTATTTCACCCTTAATCTGCTTGATGGCTTTCCTCACATTCCACTCATTTTCGTACAAGGCTATGATGAAGCGTCTGCCCCTTTCAGTCCATACGGTATAGACGTTGGTTCCTATCGAACCGTCCGAACGTGTATAGGTCTGGGTACGGGTAGAGTGCAACCCCCATGTGGAGTAGGGGGAGTGGAGCAGCCATTGCCCCGATTGGCGATAGATTACGTTTGTTTCTTTCAGCTTCTTGTGCAGCTTCTCCGCGTCCATTCCTATCTGCTTGGCGATTTGTGTGCTGGTCAGAGTGTTCACGCTTTGCAGGTGGTTATTGTAGTAGTTGACTTTCGGAGCGGCTTTCTTGATTTCCTTGTCCTGCAGTTCGATGGTGGCTTGCTGTTGCTCGGTTTCGGCTTCAAGCTGCTTTAGCCGTTCCTCCCTTTTTGCAAGGGTGGCTTGTGCGATGGTTAGCGCACGTGCCATGATTTCTTCGGGAGTGTCGTTTGAGGTGGTGGAGATGTAGCCGCCAGTGGTTCGTACTTCGTGAAGGATTTGTTTAACTCCTTTCTTGAATTGCTTGGCGATTGGCTTACGGGATTGGAATAAGACTTCATACAAACCATCCTCTGTTAACAGCCAAACTTCTTGATTTCCACCGGGGGTCGTAATAATGTTACGAACCTTTTCGTCTCTATCTACAAGGTTGGTTAGCTTACTTGAATTACTTGCAGAGTATTCTATTATATCTGCAATTTCTTTGGTTAAGAACAATGGATTTTCTGCCGTTCCATATACGGTGAATTGGTGTCCGAGCAATTCGGTTTGTTTTAGGACCTGGATAGAATTTGTTGCCATTTGAAGGATATTTTGGCATTTAGGCAAGAAAAACGGCTGCCCTTTCCCGTTATCCTTCACCTCATAGGCAGTGGGTACATTAATACTCCACACGGGGGTAGCAGCCGCTATGTATAAATAAGTATCGTCAAGGCATAAAAAACGCCTGCAATATGTATGGCAGGCTTCCGCTTGCCTATGAGTTTGAAGGATGCTGCAAAGATATACATAATCTTTGAAGATGCAAACTTCTTATTAGAAAATCAATTGCCTATGTAAATTTTCTAAGTTCTTGCGCGAATATATAGAAAATATTATATTTCTGCCAAATGAGTTGTATTATAAAAGTTCAAACATGTTATATAACATACACAATATAATTACAACAGATGTTAATAAAGGCGTATCTTTACTGCATGTTTTAATAAATAATAAAAGTAGTATGGAAGATTTTATAATGGGAATTGTTTACATCTTCTCATTTATATGGGGGATTCTTAGTATTATACTTTTCTTTAAAGTATGGGGAATGACAAATAGGGTAATTGACATTCAAAATCTATTTGAAAAGCATTCTAAGAACGTTGATGATAAATTAGGGGTTTTGATTTCAACATTAGAAAAGATGAAAGAAACGCCAAAAATAGAATCAAATCCCAATAAAGCGGAAATAAAACAGCCAAAAGATAATTTGAAAGATGCAGTTAAAACTACGAATTTAAATGCAAGAAAAGAGAAAGAGGCTAAGGCTATCTCCCCAAAAACAAAAAGGGAGATTGATGAATCTTCTAATGAATTTAAGCAGAAACTGCATAAATGGCAAGTTTTGAAAGAAAAAGGTTTTATAGAACAAGCTATTGAAGAATATCAAGAATATATGGGTATTGATTATGACGAGGCTGTAAAGTTTATTAATGAACTGTAATCATTATTTAAAGTGTAAATAATTTTGCTCGGGCATTCCTCGTTCGTTGTCGTTCGGGGATTTTTATGTTTTATAACATTGATAAGATATTGTAATAAAAGAAGAATAATATAGTGTCTGATTAAGTTGAAAGTCTTAACTTCGCGCCATATTATAAACTCTAACACATGTAAATTTATGAATAAAGTAATGCTTTTGTCCGCATTACTAATATTGGTTCTATGCGGATGTAGTACAGACAAAGAGGATGACATGAAAGAATCTGAAGATTCTGAAGTATTTATAAAGAATAAAAATATCGTTTTGTCTTCTGAAAAAAATAACATAACAATATCTTTTTATACAAATAAAGAATGGAATATTACTGCTGAAAATGGAGAAAATGATAAATGGTGGAATATATCAAAGGAAAGTGGGAACTCAGGGAATAATGATATAATACTGACGGTAAATGCAAATAATACTCCAGAAAAAAGAAGGTTATCCTTGAAAATAACAGCAGGAAGTGCTTTTGATATAATAAACATAGAACAATCTCCCCAGAATGTACTATTAATAGATAAAAAGGAGTATAGTATATCGGAGGAAGGAGATACAATTGCGATAGATATAAACTCTAATATTGAATATGAGCTAATTATACCAGGAGAATACGATTGGATAAAAAAAATAGAAAGTCCTATAAATAGAGGATTGGAAAATTCTACATTATACTTAAATATATTGCCTAACACAACCTTTGGGAACAGAAAAGCTGATATATATATACAAAGTAAGGAATGTAAAATAAAAGATACGATTTTAATCGTTCAGAATACAGTCCCAATAAAGGAAATTAATAATACACCTGGAAATTTGCTAAATAATATAGGAGGTGTTGATTCCGTATTTGCAATAAAGAAACTCAAATTATTAGGAAATATAAATAGCTCAGATATAGCTGTAATAAGAACTTTAAAAAACTTATGGTATCTTGATATAAATGAAGTTTCATTGTCTATAGGAGGAAATAATTATGGGAATAATCCAGATTGCATTTTGTCAGATGAATATGGTGAAGTAAATGGGATGTCTATGTTTTCCAATATGAAAAATCTGAAAACTGTAATATGGTCTAAACATATAGATATTATCAACAATGCGACTTTCCAGAATTGCGAATTATTGGACTCTATTTTCATCCCAGACAATGTTAAAGAAATAAGGACTTATGCCTTTGAAAATTGCAACAGTTTAAATAGTGTCATTCTTCCTAATTCAATAATTGAAATCGGACATGGAGCATTTATCTCTTCAGGTATTGAAAAAATAAAATGTCCAAATTCATTAAAAAAAATAGGCAATTTAGCTTTTAGGGAAAGTAGCTTAGTAAATATTTATTTAACAAATAATATAGAAGAAATAGGCAGTAGATGTTTTGAACAATGTTACAAATTAAAAGAAGTTTCCATACCTAATAACATCAAGTATATACCTGAACAATGTTTTTTTATGTGCGGAAATCTTGAAAAGATATCTTTACCAGAATCCCTAATATCAATAAGTAGAGAGGCTTTTTCAAACTGTAGTAGTATAAAAGAAATATATCTACATTCAGATAAAGATAAATTGGTTTATTTTGGAGATTGGATTTTTTCAGGTGATGAAGTTTACAAAAATGCGATTCTTTATATCAAAAAAGGGACATCTAAAAATGATTGGTATATGACTCCATTCTTTAATTTTGTAAATGTAAAAGCTATTTTATAGTTTCCACCCTCATTCTGGGGCTTTTTTATTTATTGCTTTTGAAACAGCAAAAGTAATCTCAAATATTTTTGCAAGGGAGGGGTGAATATTGGCGGCTTAGTTAGTGTAATCAAGTAATATATGAGAAAAAAATAATTATCAAATCAAGCGGAGTCCCCTCCGCTTGATTTGTTTAGTGGCACATCGTTTGTTATACCGATTATGGTAATATTGCCACAATATTATAAAAATGAAAAAGTATGGAATTAAAAGATTTTATCAAAGGCGTAGTGAGCGACATCACTAACGCGGTAAAAGAATGTCAAGACGAACTTGACAATGGTGCAATTATATCTCCCACAAACATTAATACGAAAGAAGGTGCAAAAACGGAAAATGGTCGTTTAAGTGTTTCTAATATAGAATTTGAGGTTTCCGTATCTACATCATCTACAAATGAAACTGGGGGAAAGATAAATGTCATTTCAGCTATAGTAAACGGAGGAATCGGGAGTGAGACCAGATTGTCGGACGGCAATGTGTCGAAAATAAGGTTCTCTATTCCTCTGATTTATCCTTTTTCTCAGCTGAATACCCTTCCGAGAGTGAGAGTTTCTCACCCGTAAGGTAGTACGATATAGAATCTACAGCTTTTGCTGCACCCCATACAGCGTATTCTGCATCTTGCCCTTGTTTGAATACGCTGTAATAATATAATTTAAAGAATATTCTCCGGTAATACCAGCGTTTGAAAAATGAAACTATCTTCTTCATAATAAATGATATGTTTTATTTTCTATATATCAATGCAAATATATAGAAAATAATCGTATTATAGCTTTTATTTGTGAGAATTATATTTAAACTGTGATTGATTATTTGTGTGGTTGCTTGTTTGTTCTTTCTTTCTTTCCTATATTTGTAGCATAAAATAGTTGTGTATGGGCAATATAAGATTAAAACAACATTCTCGTTCTTCTAAAAAGAGCATCTCTGAATTGGACTTATTCAAATCAGAGAAGAAGTTTGTATTGTCTGATATTCCCAAGGAAGAACTTGATAAAAGGAGAATACCCGTATATTCATATTTAATGTAAAATGTATATGGGAAATTGGAGCGAAAAACAAGAAGCGAAGAAAGAGGGCAAAGAGAAAGATAAAACAAGGCGAGAGAAACTCGCGGGGTATTTCTTTGATTTATCTAAACTAATATTTGCGGCACTTGTTTTAGGAGGCATAACTCCTTTGTTTACCAATGCTGCAAACGAAATAAATTGGAGTACCCTTATTTTAGGAGTTATATCAACATATATGTTTGCTAACTTTGCAAATAGAATTTTAAAATAAATATAATATGGATTCACTAACGGCGATATTTTTAATGACAACCATTATAGGTGTTTCATTGGTTGCTTGGTCTCATACCAAGTCTGGCAAGAAGTGGCTTGCAAACTTATAAATTGACTGTTATTTAGAGAAACAATAAAGCCAGACATTACATCTGGCTTTTTCTTTGCATGACATCCCCATCGGTTTCCACGATGCAATCTTCTCCATGAATGTAGACATAAACGGATGCGGCACCGCTTTGCAATATGTGCGTTTTCGCACGGTTGTACACATTGATGAATACCTTGCTGAACTTGGAACAGTCAATAGTCACGTCGCTGTCGTGACGGACATAGATGTCGCAAGTTGAAAATCCGTCAAATAGGAGAGTGCCTTTGCAGTTGCCGTTCAGAACGGCTATGTGCTTCATGTTCCTTGCTTGCACATCCTCATCGACAAAGATATTGTTTCTGTGAAGGATGTCCTTGTCGAAGTGCTCCTTTATGAAAGTGTTGGTGGGATATCCTTTCTCTATACAGAAATCAATCCCGTGCAGATACTTGTCAATCAATCCTTGTTGGTCAGGTTCTCCCCACTGTTCCGTCCATTGTGCGCATAATCCCAATGATACGGCTTGGTTGAGCAGTGTCCTGCTTAGTTCTTCCTTTTTCATATCCGTATATTTAAATTCTTATTTTTCTTTCCCCCTTATTTATTACCATGTTGAACATGTCTCTAACCTCTTGCAATACGGCAACATTAGCTTCTGTGTTTTTGGCGCTTCTAAGCGTATTGTTTGCTATTGCCCTTAATTGTGTAAGTTGTGCTTCTGCGAGTACATTGTATTTGGGCAGAATGTCGTTTCCTATTTTCTCAAGCAGCGCTCGCTTTACGCTTACGTCTAAACGGATGCCGTTGAGATAGGAGTTTGTCAGATTCATTGTTTCCTCGCTGGCTTGAATGCCGGACTTTGACATTCCGGAGCTGGAAGAATCCCCCGTACTGGTAATGGCTCCTCCAGTCGCTTTGTCAAAGGCTTCAAGAAAGGACTGGGAAGCTTCTATCATTGCTTTCCCTTCATTGTCAAAGAAGTTTTTTATAGCTTCTGCTGCAATAACCCCATTGTCTTGAATATCGGTAAATTCCTTGAATAGCCCGTTTTCGCCAAAAAGCTTGTCCTGCAACTTTTCAAACATGGGCTGTATTACCATATTCTTCAAGATGTTGTTGGCAACACTTTTCATGATGTTGTTCACAACATTGTCAAAGGCTTTGGCTGCATCTTCTCCGTTGGCAAAGGCCTCTACCAGAGCGTTGCTTATTTGTCCTGCCCAATCTTGGAAATCTATTCCGTACAATTCTTTAGTAAGGTCTTCTACAAAATAGGCAATCTGCTCATTCAATTCAGCCAGTTGGTCTTTATAGTCTTGTATCTTGCTGGAATCAGATTTCTTTTTGTCCTCTTCATCCCTTAATTGCCCCTCTATTTCGGCACGTTGGGCAACAAGTCCTATATACTGCGCTTGATATTGCTTAAGAGTGCTATTATCAAGTTCTTTCCCCGCGCCGACTTTTTCTAAAGCCTGCAATGCCTCCGTGTTCACTTGTATATCAAAACGGTGTGTCATGGCTCTGAATGGAGATGATAAATCCTTATTGATTCTTTTTCTCAATTCTTCTACATAATTTATACCTCCATCTTTCAGTGCCTCAAATTGCATTCTGTAACTTTCAGTCAATGAACTGCCTGCACGTTTGGCTTGTTCTTCCAGTTGTTCATATAAAGAAATGGCGCGTTGTATGCTTTCATCACCACCAAGGGATTTCTCTATGGAATTTCCCAACTGGTCATAAGCGGATTGCATCTCTTTAACTCTCTGTTTACTGCGTTGTATGCTTCTTTCAAGAGATTTATCATGTATTTGCGCTATTCCAGATATGAGGCTTAATGCCGCACCTGCTGCCGCTCCCCAAGGACCTGCTGATTTCCCGAAAAGAGAAGTGGCTATTCCCATTCCTTGCGAAGCACCCTGCAATCCCCCTCCCATAATTCCGGCTATATCTGAAAGCCCGGAGCCTACTCCAAGATTTTCAAATACTCCTCCTAAGAAATCAGCGGCATTGGCAAGCGCGTCAAACTTGCCGATTACGCCTTGTATGGCTGCTGACTGGTCGGAATATGCTGCTTTTAATTCGTTTTCTGCAGCATCAATCTGTTCTTTGGGGGCACCGCTACTTCTAAGTGAGTTTAGCTTATTCCTCGCATCTTTGATAGTATTAAAGGAATCCACTAATGCCTTGAATGGATTACGTTCAGTAAGTTCACCACGTAACTTTCGTAATGCCTCTACCAGTTCTTTGGTGTCTTCTATTGACAATCCTTGTTTTTTAGCAAACTCTTCTACCTTAGAAATCATATCATCCAGCGTGGCAGTAGATACACGGTCAAGGTCATCAAAGATACGTACCCAATCACTGCTTTCTTTGAATTGGTCAAAAAGGACAGAAGATTTCTCTTTTTCGGCCCGTTTATTGACTTCTTTTATAAGGTTGTCAGCCATTTCATTGCCAATGCTCCCTCTATTGTTTTCTAATTCGGAGATAGCCTTTTGCCGTTTACGCTCAATTTCTTCTATTTTAGCTGAATAATCCTTGTAGTCATTTATCATTTGCAATAGATTATCAAAGTTTTCAGCTTTTAGTTTTTTGCTTTCCTCTTTGATAGTCTGATACAGTTTTAAGATTTCATTGTCACCAAATTTGCTTTTTACGGCTTCTTCATCCATTCCCAGAATGTCAGAAAGAGATAGATTACTGCCATTCTTTTTTAATGCTTCCGATAGTTGGTTCTGCAAATCTTCAACGAAACTATTAAAAGATACACTTCCTCCAAAAGCTATATTCATGGAAAGGGACTTATTCCCGGTCGCTTCAAATAGCTTTTTATACAAGTCCCATTTTTCTCCGGCTTGGGAAATATACCTTTCTATTTCCTTCAAGGCATCGTCAACACCTTTCTTGACATTGTCGTAGTTGATATTCTCTTTCTTCACGCCAAGAGATAAGTACAATTCCATCTGCTTCCCTTTGGATTTGTCCAACTGGTCTTGTATGTATTGGTATGCCTTGCTTGGGTCACTCAAATCCAAGTTAACCCCGTTCTTGTCAAAGATAGGGGCAAATTCAGAAACGCCCTTCACCCTTTGGGATGCGGCTTCTTCACCCTCTATTTTCTTCCACTTGTCGTAAAGTGATAGGGCTTTGCTGATTAGGTCGGCACGGTCTTTCCATTGTTCTGCAATAGGGTCTTTTTCGCTTCCGGATGATTTTTCCAATCCTCCTAAAGCCTTATATATTTTCCTTGTTGTTTCAAGTTCCTTGTTGTAGGATGCCAGTTGTTTTTCTGAATATTTATTCCCAGATGCAAACGCCTTTGTTTTTTTCTCCAAGTCACTGATGTTACCGGAAAGCATATCCATATATTCTTCATAGGAGGTTCCTTCTTTGGGTTTTAAGGCATCCATGTCGCCAGCAAGTTTGTTCGCCTCTTTTTCCCAATCAGTCAAAGGCTTACTTATATTAATTTGGTTCATGGAATGATAAGATTGTCTGGCTGTGTCTATAATGTTGGCTAGGTCCAGACTTTGCTTCTCCAGTTCCAATAGTCTGTTTCTTGCTTTGGTGATGTCTTCCGGTTTGTATTTAGCGAAGGATAATTCTCTTCCGTTTTCATCAAATCTTCTATATCCTCCTTCTCTGATAATACCGGCAAGCCTTTCCCTTTCGGAATCAATACTCTGCTTTTGTATTTGGGCATTTGCCATAGTCCCGATAAACTGCTTCTTGTATAAGTCTTTCTGTTCTTGTGATAATTTTCGCATCTTCTCAACAGAAAGAGATATTGCCACTCCGTATTTATCCGTTTGAGTAACTGCATCTTTGAATGTATTGGCGAGATTTTTGGTAATGCGCCTTAATTCTCGACTTTCTTCCGCACTTTTATTAGCTTTCTTGCTAAGGGCTTCGTATCGGTCAATAAGGCTGTCAACAGCTTTATTACCTTGCATCTTGTCGTTTGTGTCAGCAATGGTCTTATTTAAATCCGTAATAACCTCTGCTGTAGTTTTTACTTCTTCTCTGAACATTACTAATGCCCCAACTACGCTACCAATGAGAGTTATAATCCAAATTATTGGATTTTTCTTCATAGCGGCATTCAAAGCTGTCTGTACGGCAAGTAATCCTTTTGTTGCAACATTTGTTAGTATCACAGCAGTTTTGTATGAACCATATACGATAGTCAACATACCAAGTATATTTGCAACCGCTTCCCAATGATTCATTAAATTAGTAAGCAACTCCAAGCTATCTGAAAGTACACCGCTATTGCTTTCCGCAATGTCAGCCATCATCACATCCCAAGCGTCCTGCAAGTTGCTCCACTTGCCCGCAAGGCTTTCCGCAAGAGCCTCCTGCATGTTGTAGAACTTGCCTCCCTCGTTGGTCAAATCCCAGAGCACATCCTTCACCATCCCGAAGCTTACTTCCTTCCGGCTGATTTTGTCAAATACATCTCCGGCAGATGTTACTACTCCCGTAAGCTTAGTAAACCGTTTTGCCAACTCGTCCACCAACGGAATACCAGCCTCGGTAAACTGCCTCAGTTCCTGCCCACGGAGGAAAGCCGCACTGCGCACCTGCCCGTATGCCAATATAATACGTCCCATATCAACACCCACACCTGCGGAAATGTCGGCAAGCCTCTTGGTCGTGTCATAAAGCTCCTCATACGGGATGCTGTATGCGGAAAGCTGCTTGGTGTATGATGCCAGTTCCTTGAACTGGAACGGAGAGACCACCGCCAAATCCTTGATACGGTTGAATATGGTCTCGGCTTTCATGCTGTCCCCAAGAATGGAGGTAAGCGCAATGCGTTGCTTCTGGAACTCCCCTCCAATGGTGTACAATCCTCTTACAAAGCGTTCTACCGTATATATGGAGTACACGTTGGCGATTTGGTTTTTCAATTCCCCGGCTATCCGTGACTGGGAGGACATGGCTGTGTTTTCTCTTTTTATTGCCGTATTGTGTGTACTGGAAGCTCTTGCAGCCTGCATTCGGGCATTGGCAAGTTTTTGTTCTGCAAGTGCCGCCCTTTCTGCCATTTTTGCCTGAATATCAAGAATGCGTTGCTGTCTTACATCGCTCGCTGTTGTGTTATATTTATATCCAGCTTTTTGTAATGCCTGTTTGACGGCATCATTGACTTTAGCCTTATCTACGACTATGTTTATTTTGTATTTTTTCTTATTTACAGCACTGGATATACTATCTCTAAGAGAAGCATCGTCTATTTTCAGTTTTGCTTTAACTTCGGAGGGAACGTTAATTTTATTGACCTCTACATTAGCCTTGAATACCTTGCTTTTTAAAGCATTGTCTATTGACTCTCTAATAATTTGTCTATCGACCTTAACTCCTAATTTGGTGTTAAGTTTAACTTGCTTTTCAACGAGCTTCTTTTTAATCTTTTCATAATCCTGCTCTGTGCAGTCTTTCAAGTGAATGCTAAAATTGAGTGAACCTAAATCTGCCATGTCCGTGTATTATTTTGTGTTTCTTTTAAGCGCATCCACGCCGTTAGCTAAAAAATCATTCAAGGAAACTTTCTGTCCTTTTGCTTCCTGCGCCTTCCTTTTTTCCTCCCATCTTCTGGTAAGTTCCTGCATCTCCTTTGCCGTGTGCTTCTTTTCTCCTCCTTCCGTATCTTCATGCTTATAGGAGACAAATGGCGCATCGCACATGAGAAGTTCATACTGGGCATTGGTAAGGACATAGTCCATAAGCCAGTTTGGGACGTTTATCAGCCCCCAGAAAAGAACCAGAGGACGGATTAATTCGGAGTATTTCTCTCCGTTTGCGAACCCTGCTCCTGCCGAAGTCCTTGAAGGATACGCTCTGCTTCCTTTCTCGTCATCGTCATTATCGTGTCCTTCATGGCGGTCAGTAATGTGAAAGCACTCCAGTATTCCAGTCTCTGAGATTCCACTTTTTTTTTACCAATGAGAAGTATTCCGTACAATTCGTCATCCGTGTACTTTTTCCATAGCATACGCCAATATATCCAATGGAACATCTTTATTCTCCACCAATTATTCAGAATAATGAGAGAAGCGCATCTGGCAGTTACTTCATCCTCGTTCTTGCAGGAATGCAAGACATGGGTAAGCTTCCGTATAGTTCCGCGGTGAAGCCATTTTATGCCGAATCTCTTACCTCTTATTGCGACATAGTCTGTACTGTTCTCCAGTACGTCGTCCAGCCTTTTTTGTTCTTCTTCTGTGGGCTGCTGTATATTTTCGCTCATGATCGTTATTATGAATTATAAAAAGAAAAGGCGGCGGCACAAAGCTCACCGCCATAAATGCTAAATGGTAGTACCTTCCTGAGTAACCTTCACAATGCCGAATTCGTTGGCAGTGGAGATATTCACAGTTGCGGTCCTTGCAGATGCTCCGCTGTTTTCAGTAACCTTGACCGTCACCACTTTGCCACTGACAGATGTCTTGCACCATGTTTCCGTTGATGATGCGGAAACCGCGCTTTCTTTTGTCGTGGCTGTGATGGTCTTCCCCGTATTGTCAGCAGCGCTGTTAAAATTCAGGGAAGATGGAGCTACGGTCAGTCTACTTTTTTTGTCAAGAAAGCGATATTGTCATCGGTAGTATCATCAGAAGCTCCATCCTCAATTTCAATGGTGCCGCTTAATGCAAAACCGAATGGGGTAGTAGACGCATTCTCGAACAGCGGACGTGCATAGATTGCCATCTTTTTTACCAGTACACATTTCTCTCCATCCTCACTCAGAAGCGCGATGCCTGCATTCAGCTTCTTGCTGTTCAATGTGGCTGAAATACCTTTGAATGCGATTCCGTTAACGGTAGCGGTTGCTACATCATGCGCTTCTCCAAGGAAGTATTCGACCAAGTCCTTGCTTATACTAGGTACGGTTGCGGCAAAGGTGATGTCACCTGCCGTGCTCGTTACAGCCCAGTCAGCCTGCAATCCATGCACTTTGGTGCGGTTCAACGTAGGCTCTGCCTGGGACAGAGACAAAGAGTCGACAGTTACCGGCAAGTCGAAATCAGGCGTTACCGTAGTGAAGTTGGTTATTCCTCCCTTAACCAACATGATAGATGAAAGACCACTGAACACGTCTTTCAACTCTAGTTTTGTTTTCATTGCCATAATAAATAGTTTTAATCGTTTTATTTTATGTTTACTTTATCATCAGGTCAGCCCTTATCAATGTGGCGCTGAACCCTAATCCGTCATTACCTTTCAAGGTCAGTTTGGGGCTTGAGGCGATTATGTAATTGTCGCTGATAGGGAATAGGGAGAGAATATCTCCTACAATGGCGTCCATTTGTTCCAAGTCTTCAGCACCTCCCTTTTTCCGTCTTACATACACTTCAATGGTACAATAGGTACGGATATTCCCGAATCCGCTGCCATAGGTCATGGAAGACAACAAGCCGGGCAATGACACCACAATGAAATCATTCATTTGTCTTGCCACAGCTTCGGGGCGGTCATTCGTGAACACATTCTCACTGACTGACCTTGCTGCGTCAAACAATGATTTCAGCGCGTCCTTGTATTTGAAATCCTGCTCATATCCCATAATTAAAATGATAATTCATTTGGTGCAGAACTTATTGGACTAAAAGGAGCCAATGATGAGCTGTTAAAAGCACCTCTGTCAATTAAGCTTGTACCGCTATTTTTTACAAACTGATATGCATCACTCATAACAACCAATCCTTTTCTACTTTCCAGATATTCTGCATAATGAGTCCCTACAACAAAAACAATACTTATTCCTTTAGCGATAGGATTATAATAACTTTTCAGAAATTCAACCGATGCTTCAAATCCATAGTAATGGGCATAGCTTTTACTGTCTTTGGGAGCTTTAAATTTGGTGCTCTTATCAAACTCTCCACCGACCATTGTTTTTCTTTTGGTAAATTCCCTATCATAAGGAGTGTCGTATGTCAGAAGATTTCCATTGTAATATATTCCCCATGCTATAGAGCCTCTGGTATTTCCAGTGACATTATGATATGTGCCCGTCTCACGGATTACATTGCTTATTTGGGAAGCTATTTTTTTAGCTCCCATGATAAGAGATTTCTGTATTAATACATCCATCTTTTTCTTGCCTTCCTCCAAGACCTTAGCATTATCTTCCATATCCCTAATTCTTAGCCATGTTGAAATACAAGGTCGTCCCCATTTCCGTAGCGTAACAGTCCGTTATCACTTTGGCTTCAAAAGCCCCCCCATAGTCAGTGACATCCACAAGGTCGCCGGAAAGGATTCCCTTCACAAGACCGGGAATGTCTATAGCATAATCGCTCTTTATGACATTGCTTTTGGTGAATGTTCTAAGGCTGGTGCTCCCGTACTTGTTGCATTTGCCTTCATAAAGCACAGTCTCTTCCCCTTCGCCAAAAGACGTCTCTCCGGATATGCGATATACCTTGCAGGTATGCGGAAAACGCGGATTGTTTACTTTCATAGCGGACACCTTTTATTCATGTTCATACCCAAATTGACAATCTTGATAGACGATTTCCTGACATTCTCTCCATACAAGGCGTATATGTCATTGGCCATTTGACGGAGATTGCGTTTGTCATAAGCGGAGCTTTGTGTACCGCCCTCCTTGTGCTTCCATACTCCGTTGGCATCTTCAACGCTTCCGGTTACGCTCGGTGTACTTGCGCACCACATGTAAAGGTCTGCCCGGCACAAGTCCTTTTGGCGCTTCTCCAACGTGGTGACATCCGTTCCCGGTGCAATCTCCCTATCAATCAAGATGGTGGTAATCGCACTGTCTGCAACCTCAAAACCGACACAACCACGGAGGTATTCCTCTATGGTGGTGCCGATTGCTGTATTTTGAGAATTTCTGTCCATTATTTGCCTTTGATGTCAAGGTAATACATCCAGCGTACCTTGTTGGGGACAACCAATCCGGTGACTTCCGATTTGATAACCTGGGTCATGGTCTCATCCTCGAACAGCTGTCTGATTAATGTACGCCCACCGTCATATAAAGCGGTTCTTGCCCCGGGTGTTTCCATATAGATGGGTTTGCCGCATTGGATGTCGCCAATGGCACCATCCGGCATGTAAACCATTACCCCCTCATTGAAGCTTTGCAGGTTGGTGTACTCCATCTTTTTGGTGGTTGTATTGAATTTCTCCACGGCAGCGATGGCATCAATAACAGTAATGGGGGCGCCGATTCTGGCCTCGATGAATGCCTTCAAAGTGGCATCGTCAATCAGAGAGCCGAATGCCTGCTTGTTTACCGCATCTGTAATGTCAGGACGCGCATAAGTCACATATAAGTTACGGAAATACGGCATTGTCAATAAGTCGTCCCAGGTGGTCTTGCTTACTTCCCAGTGTCCGGAAGGGGCAAAGTCCTTCTGCTGGCTGTCCCTTCTCACATTTCTCATAACCTTGATGGGGTCTATTGAGGTGCCGACTGCGCTCTCTTGGGTAACTTCGCCTGAAGAATCATTCTTCTTATACCATGTACTTGTCTTGATGTTCTTGGAGGGAACCTCAAAATCAATTTCCGTAGTGATACCTAACGGGTTGTTGGTGGCGTTGATAACCAGTTTACCTTTGTTAGATACTACCTGGTGGCGTTGGTAGGCTATAGTATTGTAGTTACCGCCAAGCAGGTCATCAATCCCGTTGAACAACAGTTCCATAATGGTTTCTTCAATTTCAGCCGTAGTATTGCCGATGGCGTTTGCCAGCATCATCTTTTCTCTCAGAATCTTTCGGCTCATCACGACTTCATGCTTGAATGTAGGCAGTCCTCCCATTTTCAGGCTCAATCCGTCTGTGGATTTGGTTGCTCCGTCGCTGTCAATATCCACATAAGTAGCCATTGTATATGGACGGATGGTAGCCTCAATCTGTTCGTATGTGGGATTGATTGGGATGTTGGGGTTTAACGGGAATCCCAACTGCGAGAAAGTTGCTTCCGCATTGTATTTCTCGGCAAACATGTCGTTGATGTATTTGGTCAACGCGCTGCCTTTTGCGTCGCTAACGTATCCCATTGAAGCAAGACCCTTTGCTACAATGTCATAGAATTGTCTGTCTCTTGTGTACATATTATCCTCCTTTCTTATTATTCGGATTCACGCACAAACTCAATCATAGGAAGTTGTGCTTCTACTGATTTAGGAATACCGCCTCCAGCTACTCGGTCTGCGTAAATTCTGCCTGCCCGAACCACGGCGCATGTTGCCAGGGTACATCCTTCCGGAATACATACGTCCTCAAAAGTTAGCCCGTTAACATCGCTCAGGTTTCCGCTAGCTGTAATTCCCGGCTTTGTCAACTCCATATTTCCTGTTACTCCAGTGTTCCCGGGAATAAACATACATGCTTGCACTTGACCGGCTGTCTTTTGTGTGAAAGTTACTGTGGCTCCACTTCGCTTTACGTCCCATTCTGTAAAAGCGGATTTCCCACCTTCAATCTTTGTTGCGACCAGTTCGGGAGTGCTTTCAGAGGAACTGGTTACTGCGATAGAGTAACTTTTGTTTCCCAACACAAAGGACAAATCACCGTCAGAAGAAGCTTTTTTTGTGATAGTCAGTGTTGCTACAGCTTTTACCCCCGTTACTCCGTCTGCCGTGATGACATCTACTTGTTTGCCGGGACCGTTAAATTTTACCATTGTACCGGCATGGATAATATCACCGGGCTTTAACCCCAGTCCGGCTACATCAATCATGCCACCACCTTGGTACAGTTCTCTTACTCTGCTCCATACCGGGAAATGACCGCCAAATTCCGATTGGTATTTACCGATAGTGTTGAAAGTTCCTGATTGTCTCATTTTCTTGTCTGTTTTAAAATGTGTTATTTCTTTTTAGGGAGCTTCCCTTGTGCCCTCATGCGTTCCTTGAAGGATTCACGGCGGCTGTTCGTCTGCTCTTCACTGGCTTGTGAGAATTGATTGATACTGGGTGACGCTCCGTTTCCGAAAATAGCCTTGTATCTTTTCTCGTAATTCCGCTTAGCGCAGTTGACTATATCCTCTTGCTTCATGCCATCTGTAATGTCTACATCTGATATGGCTATATTGAGAATCTCTTCGTTGCAGGTGTTTTTACCGTCATTTTCGATTAGCGATTTCAGTTGGCTTCTGGATTGTTCCATTAAAGCGTGAACGGATGCGGCGTTTTTCTCCTCTTCCCTTTCTTTTTTCAACTGTGAAAGCTCGTTCTTCAATTCTTCAACTTGAACGGCAAGCGCTCCCCCTTCTGTTTTCTCTTCCCCATTTGAGGGGGACTGTTGGGGCTTATAGTTTTTCTTAAAGTCCTCAACCCTGGTCGCGACATCGTGGTTGTATTGCCCTTGCATCCCTTTTAGAAAGCCTACAGCATTGTTCCAATAAGCCTCGTCAGGTTCCGAGCCTTCGGCCACGGGATTAAGTTCTACATACTTCTGTAATGTCTGCGGTGAAAAACTGGTTTCTCCGAGTTTCTCACTTAATGTGGATAAGATTTTTTCTTGTTCCATCGTGTTTATTTTGTGTTTATGTTAAATAAAAAAGAGCTTATCAATGCTTTTTGCATCAATAAGCTCTTAGGCTTGTATATTGTAACTTGTTATTCGGTCGTTATTCTTATTTTGATATAATTCCGGCATCTTCGGCATACCGTTCGAAGCAAAATACTTCCTTCCACCATCCTTACATCTGTAAGCTTCTGCCCACATACCGGACAAGTGACGAATGTATTTTGTCCGACATCCCTTTTCTCATCCAATTGGGAATCAATTTTTATCATATCAAACAAATTTCAATGCAAATATAATGATTGTTTTCTAAAAATCAATATATAAACAATCTTTTTATCTTATATATTTAGAAAATAAACATTTAATCGTATATTTGTATCAAATATTATCATAGAGCTGTGAATCAAGCCGGAATATACAGAGAATTTCTGTATGTACCGGCTATTTTTATTTATGGAATACGACAGAACTGTACATACCAAGAATGGGAGTAGTGTGCTTACCTACGCACAAGTGGATAAATTGCGCAAAAGCGATAGTCCTCTTAATATGATTGCTCAAAAAGGTTGCCAGGAAAAGTTTCTTGCATCTCCAGCAGATATTACCATATTTGGTGGAAATCGCGGTGGTGGGAAAAGCTGGGCGCTACTTATGGAAGTATTAAAGGATATTGCTAATCCTAATTTTGCAGCAGTTATTTTGAGAAATGAAAAAGAAGACTTAAGCAATATAGTCAATAAATCATATAAATTATTCTCTCAATTCGGGAAATATAATAGGTCAATATCGGATATGACTTGGAACTTCTATAAGGGTGGGTTCCTTAAGTTTTCCTATTATGCTGATTCTTACGACGACTTTGAAAAACGGTTTCAAGGAAAGGAATTTGCTTTTATTGGAATAGATGAAATTACCCATTCTGAGTTTAGAAAGTTTAAATATCTAGTTACCAACAATCGTAATGCTTATGGTATAAGAAATCGTTTTTATGGCACGTGCAATCCTGACCCCGATAGTTGGGTGAGGAAGTTTATAGATTGGTGGATAGATGACAGTGGGAATCCGATACCGGAACGAGATGGGGTAATACGTTATTGCTTTATGGACGGGAATCGCCCGGATGATATTTTATGGGGAGATTCCGTAGATGAAGTTTATGAGCAATGCAAAAGAACTATAGATAGATTGCTTACTCCAGCCCTTGTAACACAAGGATATGATAAATCAAACTTTGTCAAAACTGTTACATTTATTAAAGGAAAACTTGAGGAGAATATAGCCCTTATCTCTTCTGACCCCAACTATCTTGCCAACCTTGCCCAGCAAGACGAAGAATCCCGTGCCCGTGACCTTGAAGGGAACTGGAATTTCAAAGCGGCCGGAGACGATATTCTTAAAATGGGACACATGGAACGTTTTTTCAAGAACTCTTTCCAGTATGGGGACGGCAAGCGGAGGGTGTCATGTGATATTGCTTATGAAGGTGGAGATAATCTTGTACTATGGCTATGGATAGGAAATCACATAGAGGATGTATATGTGAGTCAGGATAATTCCAAACGGACGGAAGAATGTGTCGCCTATAAGTTACGGGAATGGGGAGTTATGGAGAAAGATTTTGTTTTTGACTTGAACGGGCCAGGGCAGGATTTTAAAGGTAAATTCCCGGATGCTGTCAAGTTCAACAATATGGCGGCTCCTATCCCAATGACAAAAGCTGACGAACAATCTATAAAATATATCTATTCTTCCCTGAAATCACAATGTGCTGATATTCTCGTAAAGAAAATAAAGAATGACGAAATATCCATTAACCCAGAATTATTGTCACTTAAGTTTTCTGGCAATAGATATTCCAACATGACCCTTTACAATATCCTCATGAAGGAGCGAAAGGCTATCAGGGACGCGGAAACGGAAAAGGGATTCTCGCTGATTAAAAAGGAGACTATGAAGAAATATGTGGGACATTCTCCCGACTTCATAGAGGCCATGATTTACAGACAGATTTTTGATATAAAAAAGCAACACAATAAACCAAAAGGATTATGGAGAATATAAATACACGGCAGATTATGGTACGCCGCCCCTTCAAGAGAATCCTTCCGGAAGGATACAAGGAAGCGGTAGGTGAAGTTTATGGGAATAGGGATATGAAAGAGCCTTTCGATATGCCCAAGTATCAGATAATAACTCAAACTGATTTCCTGCGTGAGTTCAATCCGTCTGGACATGCAATAAATAATCCATTGGTTTATAAGGATGTGTTAAGGCAAGACCCGGAGAGCAAAGAATGGTATAGGGAGGAAGTCGTGAGGTGCGCTTTTGCCTTCCAAAGGATTATAACAATCAAGCATCTTGTTCATTTGTGCGGAAATGACATTCAGTTTGAAATGGAAGGAGATAATGAGAACGACAAGGTAAAAGAAACTTTTTTCAAATTCCGCACCGGATGGGCTGTAAAAGACATGGAAATTGCATGGTATGAGGCTGCCAAATCCGTAAAAATAACGGGAGATACGGCATTCGTGGGCTATCTTCGCAAGGGAAAATTCTATTGGAAGGTGCTTTCCTTCGAGAAGGGGGATACTTTATATCCGCATTTCGACAATGTGACGGGTGAGTTGATTCTATTTGCCCGTTCCTATTCGGATTATGATGACAAAGGCAATTCTGTTACAGACTGGCTGGAAGTATGGGATGAAAAGTATCTCCGGCGTTTTAAAAGGGGGAGAAGCGGATATGACAAGATAAAACAAGTCATAAAAGGTCTGTTCGGGCTTGATGGGTATGAATTTGTCTCAGAACAAGAGCATGGCTTTACTTTTATTCCGGTAGCTTACCACAGAACTGAATCCGGAGCATGCTGGTCTCCTTCACAAGACAGTATAGACCAGTATGAAATGGCATTTTCCCAATTGTCACAAAACAATCGCGCTTACGCTTTCCCCATTATGTATTTCAAAGGAGAAAATGTTGATATACAAGGGGGAGTGGACAATACTGTGAAATGTATCACAATGGGTACGGACGACGAGGCAGGCTATCTCAACAAACAAGATGTCTCTACGGCTTTTGAAAAGCAACTGGACACTCTTTATAAGCTGATTTACGAACAGTCGTTTGCAGTAATTCCACCGGAGGTAAGAAGCGGAGACCTTCCAGGAGTGGCGATAAAGCTTCTATATTCTCCGGCTTTTGAGAATGCCATGAAGGATGCCCAGGAATACAACCGTCTCATTGATGACATGGTGAGGATATTCACTTACGGATACGGCGTCGAAACGGAAAATCTCATAGACCTGCAGAACTTGAGCGTTTATGCCTGGATAAAGCCGTATATCCATCTGAACGAGTCTGAACTTGTGCAGAACCTTGCTGTCTGTGTGCAGAATGGATTCTTGTCCCGACAGACCGCAAATGAGCAGATTCAGATGTACAGCAATCCCCGTGATTGGGATAGGATAATGAGAGAGAAAAAGGAAGAACAGCAGGCTGACCTTCTTTACGAATTGAAATCCAAACAAGCGTCCGCTGCCAATAATGGAGTGGAGCATAATCCGGGAGGAGATGACAAACAATGAAACAGCCTACACGACAGCAGATACAAGAGGCGAAGGATTACATAAAGCTGAGACTTAGGGCTGAAATATCCATGCAGGACAATCTGGAGAAGGCGCTTCTGCAAGCCGCGAATGAGATTGTCGGTATATCCATGAGATACGGGATAAAGCCTTCATTTTTCCGCTTCTATGCCAATAAGGAGCTGAATGACGAAGTGAATAAGGTTCTTGATAAACTGCGTGGGATTATATATGATTACACGGAGGCCCTATCCGTCTATGACCGGGAAAATGACCGTGATGCGATTGTCGCATTCATCAATAGGGAAGACCACGGCAAAACGCTATCCGAACGAATAAGTATCTACTCCAACCGTTTCAAGTATGAATTGGAAGCCGCCATTGCTGCCGGGATGATAGTAGGTATTGGTAGTGAAAAGATAAAGGACAATATAAAGGCAAATCTTAAATCTCCATATTCGGACCCGTATTTCAAGAGGGCTGTGGAAGGAGGAAATTCCTCTGCCACACGTATAAAAACCGACGGCATCAGCTACGGGGTGGGGAAATCCAATTCTGCCTACAATTCCCTGAATACCCTTACCCGTTTTGTTATAGGCTCCGCGTGGATGTGGTTTTGGGGCATTGAACACAAGAATAATGGGTTTACCGGGTTCTATTCGTATCGCGGAAGCAGCTACCCGTGTTCGTATTGTGACAGCATGGTCGGCTATCATCCCATATCCGACTATCAGAACCAATGGCACATACGGTGCTGTTGCTATTTTGTTTTTGTATAATTCATAGTTTTAACTGTTATGCTGAGAGGAAAAGAGGAGAAAATATCATTGAGTAGAGGATTGGTTTCAGAATGCAAACGCATTAAAATCAGTGCCAAAGAGAAAGCTTTTGCAGACCTTGTCGCTATTGGATGGAAAGACAAGGACGCTTATCTTGTTTCCGGACTTTACAACCCGGTGTATTCTTCCAAGGCGAATGAGAAGGATATGAATAAATTATTGACGGAGGACGAGCGTTTTATGGCGTATCTTACATCTGTCAGCAGGAAAATCCAGCGGAGACAAAAGGAAAACGAAAAAGAGGATGATATATCAGTCGATGGCATCAGTGAAGAGGATATTGCTTCCGAACTGTCGAAAGAGAACCAACTTCGCAAACTTATTGCAGCCCGTAAGAAATATGACGGGAAAGAGGGATGCAAGGAGTGGATTGACCTCACCAAAATGATAGCGGACATTACACAGATTAAGAAGGACGAGATAAAGGAGGAGGACACGACTGTACATTTCTATCTGCCGCTTTCATGCAACAACTGTTCCTTGTACCTTGCTGCTAAAAAGAAAGCCGGGAAGTGATACCCGGCTATTTTATTGTAGATACTTATCCTATGGTGGCGCTTTTTAATTAGTATTTACATCCAGCTCCTTACCTGTAACATCATAATATATGTTTTGAAGTTGATGAAGGTATTTCACCTCCATATTACAGATTTGGAATCCTTTTTCAATGTCATTAATAGATAGAATGTATTTCTTTAGGTCACAAATCATAATGTTCATTTTGAATTTTCCATTGCGATAGGCATATCGAATAATGCAAGCATCATCACATTCCTTCATTCCACACCTTGCCAGTAACTCTTCTGTAATAGGGATTGGCTGCAAATCCTCAACAGCCCCATATAATAAACTCCCGTTACAGTCTACTCTGTTTTCAACGAAGGAAAATCCGTCTTCTTTTTTATATATTTCACCAACCCTGAAAATTTCACAATCAGAAGTTTTAAAGACATTTCCTATTCTTAATTCCCTAACATCAATCATAATAACTATATTTTAAAGTTTAACTGTCAGCTTCTCCCATTTCCTTCTTCATCTCATACATCTGCCTTTCCTCCTCAATAATCTTGGCGTCCTCCTCGTCGGATATGGGCTTGGCATCCGCACGGTCAAGGGCGTTTCCGACTGCCTTCAACACATCTACCTGCAACTCCGCGTAAATGCAGTTTGCCACATACTGCGTATTGCGTATTATAAGCATCGGCAGATTGTCTACCTTGTCTTCTATTGGGGCATTGTCGAGCAGCATGAACATCACGCTTCCTGCCCCATATTCAACGGAGAAATCTCCGCTTACGGTTGATACCTTAATGAAGGGCAAATCGCCTTTCTTGTACTTGAGAATAACAGTATTCCCGATTTGTCTCTTTCCGAAATCCATAATTCTGATTTATAATTATTAATAATCAATGTCTTCGTTCAAAAAATCGTCGTCGGAATATTCCCATCCCTCGAACATATTGACTTTCGCCTCCTCTGCAATATTGGGGACGTGCTTCATGAAATTATTCGCAATGTCCTCATTACCGCACCATAGGGTATAGACATTGCTGTATCCCTTGTCCGCACGTTTCTCGCGTGCATATCCGAGCGAAAGCATGTCAAGCCCCATTTTCCTCTGGGAAACCGGGACCACTCCGTTTTTCTTGCAGAACCTTTCATAATTCTTGTACACCTCCGAGGAAGTAAGCTCTATAGGCGCTCCTCCACCGGACTCCTCCGGCTGGCATTCCTTGTACTTGAAGTATTCGGATATGCTTCCGTCCACAAGCTTGCCGTCCTTCCCCATCACGGTGGAGCGTATCCTTTCCAGTTTCATGTCTATCTTGCCTCCGAGATTCTCCGGCATACGCCAGTTATTTTTCTTTAGCTCGCACAACCCCTTGACTATCCACGCCATGATACCCGCATGTTCTGCCCTCATCCTTTCCGCAAGCATCGTGTCCCTTTTCTCCACGGGAATTGTCTTGTCGAAGTTTAGCACCAGGGCACGGCGCTGCATGCTCTCGTCGTCCGGGTCGTCACGGTTCAGGAAGTCCTTCGGCTGCCACCGGTAGTTGGAGTTGCACAGCATTATAGGAGGTCGCTGCATCATGGTGATGTTACCTCCTATCCCCCGGCAGGCAATAGGCTCCCCACTTGATATGGCCTTGATGATGCTCATGTCCCTGAAATCACCACGGTTACTTTCCGTGCAGTACATAAGCCTTTTCCTTGACATCGAATAGGCCGCACGCAACTGCTCGTCACCGCCTCTGGCGAACTGGCTCATCTTTATGTTGAGTATTTCATCCTCCCCGAACATGTCTTTCAGAACCCGGTAAATGACACTCTTGCCGTTCGCTCCGGTCCCCTGCAATATGAGGAAATACTCAAAACTGATATTCTTCCTGTTGACAAGACACGCGCCAAGGAACATCTGCAGTATTCTCCTCTTGTGCTTCTCCGGAAGGACCCCATCCATGTCATCCGTAGGAAGCCAGCTTTCCCCAAGGAAGCTTCTCCATGTGGGACAGTTGAAAATCTCCTTGCGGTCATACTTGAAAGGGTACATCTTCACGCAGTCGAACTTCGGGGAGTGGGGGTAGACCTTGAGTCTGTTCATGTCAACCACGCAATTGGTAAAGCACATGATGCTCAAATCCGGCTGGAGCTCATGGTCCCTTATGACATTTATTATGCGGTTCATGTATGCGTACATGTTTTTGTTCGTACGGTCACGGGCGGCGACCCCCATCTTCTCCAGCCATCTGTCAACGGCATCGTATAGCACGTTGTAGTCCATGTACTCATATATCTTTCCCGTAAAAACATACAGAGGGACACGATAGTCCGCAATGTCTTTCGTCACAACACCATATCCCTCCCTAAACAGCTCCTCAAGCCGTCTTCCGTATCGGTCTATGCGCTCAGGATTGCTCGTCACAAGGGATATGTCCCTGAACGTAGAGGCGTATTCGTCGCAATGCCGTGACAACAATCCAAGTACATAATCCTTCAATTCCCTTCTGTTCATTGTATATCGCTCATTTTAAGTTAAAAAGAACATAAACATATCTGCTATAGGCGCATTTTATAAAAATAACCCTCTTCTTTTACTTGTTTGACCTAAATACATATATCTATGCTCTTTATCTTCATTATGCAAATATACAATATATTGGATATAAACCAAGTATATATTATACAAAATATAGCCAGTTTATTAGAAAATACCACAGAAAAAGAACTTGCCTGTGCATTATCATAAAAATAGCCCCAATTTATGTTGGTAAAACATCATTACATTGCCCGAAAAAATGGGAAACAAAAAATTTTTAGGAGAGGTGACTATACCCAATATCATTACAAATTATAGGGGTGGGGGAGGTGTTATTTGAGGGTGTATATACGTGTAAAATGCTGTAATATAGATGTTTTATCTTTATATTATACATATAATATAAAGTTTTTATTTATTTACTGTTTTGCGATGTGATGTTAGGATATTGTGTGCGAAATCGCACGGTTTTTAGGCGAAGGCACCTCTTTAATCATTATAGATAATGTCTATATCGTTGTGTTTTATTATAAATAAAATCTATTTTACTGGTTCTTTCTTTTATGTTGTGTTTATATAGATAATATCTATTGCTTTATTTATTGTTATAGATGTTGTCTATTTGTGTTGTACGTGTGTTTTTACTGGTTTTGGTATTATATATTTACTATTAATTGGGTGTGATGTTGCGTTTATAAATCATTGTAAATCAGCTGTTTTTATGTGTGGATGTCGTGTTATAAAACATGTGTTTTTCATATAAATATTTTGCTATTTTCTTTGCTGTTTACGATATAATTCGTATCTTTGTAATGTAGGAAAGAGGTAAACATGAGGTTATCGTTCTTATAAGCGTTATTTGTATTGTGATATAAAAAAGGAGCTGCAAGTACTGGCCATACTTACAACTCCGAAAGAAGGGAATAACTCAGATAAGTACTCCCCCTAAGCAGGAACAAAGGTACTTATCTGGGTTATCACTTCCAAATTATCCTCTTATAAAATAACGCTGTGCTTTGAATTATTAACAATTTAAACTATAGCATTATGAAGACAAAAGGATTTTATTCATTAGAGAGACTTATTGAGGTTGCTGCAAGCGTTGGGCACAACAAGCAGGAAGCAAGCGAGATTATCGCAAAGAACTACGAGTATATAAAGAGGGTTTATCCGAACGTATCAGCAAAAAAAGCGGTTCATATTGCTTATGTAATCTATTAATAAGATGTTTTGCGTTATGTTGTTGTTATTCGGTGCCGTGTTGTTCATCAGCGGCACCGATATAGAGAGAATAAGAAATTATAAAGATGAATCAGATAAATTTTAAGGATATGGAAGCAAAACACACTTTTCAAATAGAATCAACCGTAATAGATGCCACAGTTTCAGAAGTTGAGAAAGTAGTACCAATTTGGGCAAGAAATAAAGGCAAAAGCCTAACCGTATTAATTTACACGGGTAACAAGTGGCAATTATACAAGGTTTTCACAGCTTAATAGATGCAATTATCCCGGTACCGTGTGGACTGGCGGAGCGACACCGACATCGAGAGAATAAAGAGGTTTATAAATGATGAATCAGATAAATTTTAAGAAAATGGATACTGCAGTAATAAACGATGCAAAACGGATCATTTCGCAATGAATACGGGTAACGAATGCGATTATATGGAGGCGGGATATTTGTATTACGGAATGGGATTGTACGGGTATTCCAACGATGTGATAAAATCCGGGTGCGAATACACAAAAGGCAAAAATGATTTGTTTTCCCATCTGGTGCCTACAATTGAAAACGTATCTAAATTCATTGCTTACATACATAAGGAGCTAGGAATACTATAATTATGCAAACAATCATCGTAACGGTAAACCAGCAGGGCGAAAAAACAACCCTGCAAATAGATGACAAGGTAATAGCAACCATAGCAAAGGATAGTTTCAACAAAGGGCGTTATTGCGGTTCTTTCGGGGCTTTCGGTTGCTGCAATAACAGCCGTTACCCGGATGCAGTGGAATTTATATCGGGGTGCATAGGAAATCATTTTGCGAACTTTGGTTTAAATGTAAAATTTGAATAGAAATTAATTGACATGAATAGTAAGGTATGGTTTGTAGTAAGAGAGAATCTTGTTTGGCAATATTTCTCTGAGTTTAATTGCAGTTTGTGGGTTACTGTTTCGAGAAAACAAATAACCCCAAGTAGGATTAATGAAGAATCTGCCAATAAAGACTATGCGAATTTAGGCTTCAAATTGCGAAATGATAGCACTGTACAATGTAATGACGCAATAGTACCCGGAAAATCTTGGGTAAGGCATATAGTACAATGCAGAACGATTTTATGATAGAAATATATTGTCACATGTTAGCATAAATGTACGTTGTTTTTTTTGCCAACATATCATCTTGTATTCCGGCAGCCGTATTACTGCCGGAATACAAGATGAAAAGAGAAACAAAACAATTCGATAAACAAGAAAGGAGAATGATATGTACTTAGGTTTTATTCTTTGGGTAATTGTCTTGATAGTGATATTGTGGAACATCAGTCCGGCGCTGGTCATTACGTCGGCTTTGATAGGCGTTGTGCTTGCTATAGGGAAAACAAAAGATAACAAAAGCGTAGAATGATATGGATACTTTAAAAAATGTGTTTTTGAAGAAATATCCGCAATACGGAAAAGTGTTGCGGGTGTACGAAGAGGTTAATGAGACGGAGTGTACATTTGAAAGTATAACAAAGCCGAGATTGTATAACTTTGTCCAGGCTCTTAACGAAAGATTGGCAACAAATAGCGCCAAGACTTATTGTGCCATGCTTAAATCAGTCCTAAACTTGTATAATGATGTATATTCCTTCCCGAAAGGTTTTGAGGCTATATTGACCTTGAAGAAGGATGCTACGCAAAGCACTTGGTTAACGGACGAGGAGATAAAAACACTGTTGGCGTATAGCCCGGTTAACGAGACGGAGCGGGCCGTGAAAAACTGTTTCCTCCTTGGCTGCCTTACTGGTGCCAGGCATTCGGACTATATCGAATTCACAGAGGACAATATAATAGACGGAAGACTGGTCTATGTCTCACGGAAAACCAAGATTAAAGCGGAGATACCGGCAGCTCCTGCCGTGCTTCGGATATTGAAAGAGAACCGGGAATACGGCATCAATGAACGGAAGGTTTCGGACGTGACATTTAATGACACTATAAGAAGTATTTGCCGGAGATGTGGAATAAACAAACGGACAAAGCTATATCAAGCCGGAGAATATATAACCGGCGAAAAGTGGGAGTTTATTTCCTCACATTCGGCCCGGAAGTCTTGCGCTACCAACTTGTATCTGAGAGGTGCGGACTTGTATTCCATCAGCCGAATGTTAGGACACTCCAGTGTAACGATGACTGAGACGTATATATGTTGCGGACTGCGTGAACTCTCTGATAGGATAATGGGGTATTTCAACGGTTTTAAATAAGTGTTTTAAAACACAAGAATATTTGTGCGCATATTTGCGTACTACAAATAAAATTCCTATATTTGCAATATCAAAAAACAACAAGAAGTGGGGGCAACACTATAAAATCTGCAACAATGTTATGAAGACTTACGATATTTATTTCAACGACTCATCTGATTCTAATAACAAGGGATTTGCATCAACGTTAGATTATTGCATGGACTACATCAATACCTATAACGGTACTGACGAAAGTTTTTTCGCCGATTACAAAGGCGGCACAGTGTCTATCGTATGCAATGAGACAGGTGAGGCAGTTTATGAAGTTTGCGTAAAATAATCGATTGCAAATCCTTATCGCTGCGCTATCGGCATGACGGGCGATGAATATGGAGAAACTTGTGAACCTTACACTTCCCGAATTTGCCTTTGTGGATGGGTCAGAGCACGAAAAGAATAATATACTGTCTGGCCGGACAGTAATACTGCATATACGTTCTGCAAGTGTGGTAGAGATACTTGATAGAGATAATACCTTCCTCACCGAAGGCACTTTGGCCTACAATTTTTCTTTTGTTAACAGCTTTGGCATTAAAGAGCCAATGGTTGCCACATTACACTATAGTGCTACACTTGATAAGAATGCAGACCGTGAAATGATTATCAAGGAAATTATGAAACCTGCCGCACAGTGGTACTGTGAATATGCCAAGTGGGAGGATGAGAATATAAGAAAGGAAGGGTGGAAATGAATGAGCGTGAACGGATAGGCGCATTACTCGCCCAAAAAAGAAATGAAGCCGGGTTGTCGGTCCGTGCGCTGGCTGAACTTGCTGGAGTCAGCTATCAAAACATCACCAAGATTGAGAATGGTAAGTATAATGTCAGCATTGACATCTTATCCAAGATAGTCAATGCGCTTAATTGTAAGATTGATATTGTAAATATATAAAGAAAAGATATGCCAGAAAATAAATATGCTTATGACGAGGAATCCGTTAAGGCAATAATCGAATGGGCACAAACAGCCCAATTGCCCAAGGAGGTGACATTAAGTGAGGCAGAACACATCATCGATACGTCCATGTACGTCCACGCCAACATCTGCGACATCAACCAGCACTATCCGGACCCGTTCTACAATCCGGCGATTGACCGGTTGTACAGATTGAAGGAATTTATGGAACAGCAATAAGTTTATATAACCCAGTGGGTTGTTTTGCTTGTTTTGGGTTGAATTTAACCCACTGGGTTGTTTTGCTTATAGCTTGCTATCCATCTTTTCAAATTCTTCTTGTACTGACTTGTTCAGTACCTTAGCGTATATCTGGGTTGTCTTTATATCTGTATGTCCCATCATTTTGGCAAGGTTTTCGATTGATACGCCCATATTCAATGCCATTACAGCGAAGCTGTGCCGAGCCATGTGTGAATGAAGACTCAACTTTATCCCTGCTATTTCTTGAACGACCTTCAATCTTAAATTGTACTGATAGTTACTTATTTTGGGTAGATTAAACTCGTATTTTTTCAATATCTCAATGGCTGGTTTGAGCAGCATTATGAAATACTCTTCATCGGTTTTTATTCTTGCATCCCTTATGAAGAACTTATCCCCTTTCCTGGTTACGGTGCTGAAATCGAATTTGAACAAGTCTGCATAAGATAGTCCGGTATAACATTGGAAAATGAACAAATCCCGTACCCTTTCAATGCTTTCTGATGATATTTTCAACCCTTGTATCTGATTTATTTGCTCAAGGGTGAGGTATTTTATCCCTTCGCTCTTTCCTCTGTCGAATTTAAGCTTATTATATGGATTTTCGTTTAAAAGCTCATATTTCATAGCTTCATTTATATACCTCTTTAGCCGCTTGTGATATCCATGTACGGTGGTCTGTTTGGTATATTTCCTATGGAGGAAATCGTCATAGTACATTATGTTGGCTGTGGTTATGTCGGTGAAATAGATTATCCTTCCGAACTCTTCCAGGGAATTAATCAGTGAGGCATGTGTATTGAGTGTTCCTTTTGTCAAATCCGTCCTTTCACTGACCCTGCGTCTCACAAAGTCTATGAAACTTTCTTTGTGCTGGGAATACTTTAGGAAATGCTCTAGTTTGTCAAAGCTGAATTCCTCTTTCTTTTTTATGAGGCTATTGATGAATTCATTTATGTTCTGCATTTGCGCATCGAGCCTCTCGTTTAGGTCCAGGGATTGGACGGTGTTCCTTACTTTAGTTTTTTCGCTCCATTGGTCAGAGTATAGGCGAACTCCCGTGGTGAGCCACTTCCTTTTTCGTTCAAACGTTATTTCTATCTGAACGGTTCCTTTTGTAGTCTTGCTTGCCGTATGTTTCCGGTCAAACACGAATCTTGCTGTAGGGTACTTCAT